TTAAGGCTACTCCACTATACATTCATCAAGATTCCGTAAATTTACTAAAAGAGGTAAAAAATTACCGTTGGAAAACGGATAGGAATGGTAATAAACTTGATCAACCAGTCAAGTTCAATGACCACATCAGTGATGCTATGAGATATGCAATATTTTCTAAATTAACAATCCCAAGTGTTACTTGGGGAGCAATATAACAACATGGGATTATTTGATATTTTCAAAAAGAAGGGCATCAATCCTTATCCGACCAGTGCAGTACAAATGGTCGGCATCAATAGTTCGGTAATACAAGATTATACTGGAATAGAGTACGTAAACCAAGGTTATCTTGGTAATGCGGATGTTTATTCCATTGTAAGTTTTCTTGCGCGTAAGAGTGCGTCTATTCCTTGGTATGTTTATAAACTAAACCCAGGAGAGAAAGCTCGCACAAACTTAATGCGTTACAAGCAACTTGTAAAAGGTGTACAACATAGAGGTGCATACGAGCAAGCTCTTATTGCACGTAAAAACGCATACAGTGAGAATATTGTTCTTGGTACACCATTAGCACGACTTCTTGAGCAACCTAACTCTTATCAATCTCAAGATCAGTTCTTTGAGAATTTATTTGGTTACAGATATTTAAGTGGTGAGGGAAATATTTACGGCAACGATGGAAGAATAGGTGGCACATTTAGTGAGCTTAATATTTTGCCTACTCAGTTCCTAGAGATTTATCCCGATCCGAAAGATGTATATGCAATCGCAGGATATAAACTGCAAATTGGTGCTGGTGTTGATCTACCGAAAGAGCAAGTGATGATGTGGAGAAGCTGGAACCCAGACTTCGATGCAACTCGCAGAACACATTTGCGTGGACTTTCTCCACTTCGTGCAGCGTATAAGACTCTTCGCATGAGTAACAATGCGGCAGACGCAAGTGCAACAATGACTGGCAACGGTGGAGCGAAAGGAGCAATTACTCCTAAGCCACTTGGTAACATTGTACCATCATTTACAATTGATCAAGCGAACGATATTAAACGTGCGGTGAATGAGAATCTAAATGGAATAGATAACAAGGGAAGAGTAGCAGTGCTGCAAACTCCTTGGGACTATTTAAACTTTGGACTTTCTAGCGTTGACATGGAGCTGGTGAACACACTCAGAATGAGTATGCACCAATGGTGTAGAGTTTTCGGCCTTCCAGCAGTGCTTTTCGATGTTGATACATCAAGCTATAACAACTATCAAAACGCAATGCGTGATTTGATCACCAACACAATTATTCCAATGTGTTGTCAGTTGCGTGATGAGTTAAATAAATTTTTGGTGCCTAGATACGGAGAAGATTATTTTATCGATTTCGACATTACCGCGTTACCAGAGATGCAGCAAGACATGGAGCGTATGGTTCGTTCACTTCGTGATGCCAATTGGTTAACAATGGATGAGAAGCGTGTAGCAATGAACTACCAAGAAAGAGAAGGGGCATTTGAGTATGCTTACATCAATAGCGGCTTAATTCCTATTGAACAAGCAGTGATGGATCTTACAGTACCCCCAAGCGAAGAAGATGGCATGGACAATGGAAGCGATAACATCGCAAACTACAGACGAGGAGATAATGAGGATGGTGATGACGAAATATCCCAAGCAGAAGAGCGAGCAGCAATGCGCAGTAGAGAAGAGGATGATGATGTCATTGAGGATAGCATATAAACAAAAGTGCATCGATGAACGCGAAGCAAAGAAGCGAATATTGGGTGAAGTTTGAAAGGATGCGTAGGCAGCTCGATGCAAAATATAGTTCTTTATTTAAGAAGGCAATTAGCAAAGACCTAGAGAAGGTAGCAAGTGATGTGAGGCTTTATGGTACGGGTGCTGCACAAACGCTGATGGGTGCTTACGCTTGGAATGATGAGATGATGAAAATAATGATGCAGCTTTATAGAGAAGCAGCAGTTATGTTCGGAAACGCATCATTTAGAGCAGTGAGAAACATGAGTCAAAAAGCAGCCAATCCATTTGGCTTGAACGATGACTTCATAACTACTATCATGCAATTTTTAGCGCAGTATGGCTTTATGCTTGTCGCAGATATTACGCAGACAACAAAAAAGCAATTACTAGCTATTATTAACAAAGGCGTTGCAGAGGGACTTGGTATAGATGAGATCAGTCGCCAAATCGTACAAAGTGATGAGCTAGGATATGCAATGATGAGGGCTAGAAGGATAGCAAGGACTGAAGTGATGCGTGCAAGTAACTATGCCGCAATGGAAGGCGCAAAATTGCATAACTTTGAAGTAGATAAGGTTTGGATAGCTAGTCGTGATATTAGAACTCGTAGGATTCCAAGAAACTCTTACGATCATTTTAACATGGATGGTGCGACAGTTCCTTTTAATGAGCCGTTCACATCTACTGGTAAAAAAGGCGATACGGTGCTAGCTGCGCAACCTGGAGACCCAACTGCCCCAGCAGGGTTCACGATCAATTGTCGATGTACAGTTGGTTTTGTACCAAAAAGGGATGAGAACGGAAGATTAATAATGAAAAGATAATTATGCCAATATACTACTGCGAAAATAATGGTAAGTATAGAATAGGATCGGGCGAGTGTGTATATGAATCACGCGATACCGCGGAGCGTGCTTATGCAGCTTATCTTGCTCAAGAAGGCGAGAAAAGTTTGGAGTTGAAAGAAGAAACTTATAACGACTATCCAGAAGCAGCTACAAATAATGCAAAAAGAGCATTAAAGTGGAAAGAGGAGAATGGCAGTGATTGTGGTACACCAGTAGGTTGGACCAGAGCTAATCAACTAGCAAGTCGTGAGAAAATATCTCGTGATACCATTGCTAGAATGGCATCTTTTAAAAGACATCAACAAAACAAAGATGTGCCTTATTCAGAGGGTTGCGGTGGGTTAATGTGGGACGCTTGGGGCGGTGATGCGGGCATTAATTGGGCAATTCGTAAATTAGAGCAAATAGACAATAGAAAAAGCATGATATACAATTACAAATCATTTAACTCAGAGGTTAAAGATGTTGATACTAAGCAAGGAGTTGTAACTGGTTATTTCTCCGCATTTGGAAACGTAGATAGCGATGGCGATATTATGATGCCAGGCGCATTTAAACGCTCAATCCAAGATTGGGGACCAGAAGGGAAAGGTAGAATTAAGCATCTACTTAATCACGATCCATCTAAGCCACTTGGTAAAATACAAGTGCTAAAAGAGGACGAGTACGGACTTTATTATGAGAGCAAGGTTGGTAAACACAATCTTGGTCAAGATTATATTAAGATGATTGAGAGTGGGCTTATTGCTGAACACTCAATCGGATTTAAAACACTAAGAGAGCAAAAAAGTGGAGATGCTAATCAAATCCATGAAGTAATGCTTTTTGAAGGATCAAGCCTTACTGCATGGGGAGCCAACGAAGCGACTCCATTACTGGGCATGAAAAATATGAATAACATTGAGCAAATACAAGATCAAATCAAATCTTTTGAGAAATTTATCCGCAACAGTGATGTAACGGATGAGACAATCGATTTGTGTATGTTAAAAGTGAAACAACTCGCAGAACTGATTGAACGTATGAGTAGCACAAAGGCAGTTGATGAAACACCTTTGCAGCAAAAAGAAGAAGAGGTTCCAGTTGAGTCTTTAATAAATATTATAAACAAATTTTAAATTAACAAAATGAGCGACATTAAAACATTTGAAGCTGCTCTCGAAGCCAAAATGGCCGAGCAGAAAGCTGAAGTTGCTGCTGCTACCGAGAAGGCTGCTAAGTCTTTCGAAAGCAAAGTTGAGGCTATCAACGAGCAACTCGCAAAAAACAACAAGACAATCGCTGAAGCAAGAGAAGAAGTTCTCGCTGCTAAAGCTGCATTTGGTAAAATTGGTGCTGCTGAGACTAAGAAAGTTGCACAATCTTACAACGAGCATATTGCTGAGATCAAATCTGCAATCGGTGAAGCTATCGTAAAAGGTTACGATTCAATCAAAGAAGCAGTTAGATCAAACGGTAAAGGTTTCAACTTCGAATTGGATCTTAAAGTTGTAGGTACAATGACTGAAGGTTCTAACCTTACTGGTAACCCTTACGTTTCTTACATCAATTCTCCAGCTCTCCGCGCTTTTGTAAACCCACACCTCAGAAGCGTATTCAACATCATCCCAGTTTCAACTGGTTCAGTTTCTTTCCCTCGCGGAAACACTCCAGTTGGTGAAGGTTCTTTCGGTAAGCAAACTGAAGGTTCTTCTAAAGCACAATTGGACTACGATGTAACAGTTGTAAACAAAGTGTTGCAATTCATAGCTGGTTATGTAAAGGTATCTCGCCAAATGGTTGACGATCTTCCTTTCTTGAACGCGTATTTGCAGCAATCTTTGATCGAAGATTTCCAAAGAGCAGAAGATACATATTACTTGAACGACCTCGCTTCTAGCGCAACTGCTGGTGTATCTAGTGGTGCTAACACTGCTGAGAAGTTCGTAGATTATGTTGCTCAATTGGGTTCTGCTAACTGGAATGCAAACCTTATCTTGACCACACACGCTGGTTGGGCTAACGTTTTGAAAACTGTTCCTTCTGGTGGTTCTTACTCTGTTCCTGGTGGTATCACTATCGATGCTCAAGGTAACATCAGAATGATGGGTATTCCCGTTGTTCCTCATAGCTTGGTTACAGCGTCTAAGGCTTATGTTCTTGACACAACTAAGTTCTCAATTGCTCAACAGAGCGGACTTGCAGTTCGTTCAACTGAATTCGATCAAGACGATTTCGTAAAGAACTTGATCACTTTCCGTTGCGAAGCTCGTTGCGATTTGATGCAATTCCAACCTTCAGCTTGTATCTATGGTGCAATCTAAGGTTAGTTAATCATAAATATTGGGAGACCCGTAAGTCTCCCTTTTTTTTACTATGGAAATAAAAATACTTACAACTCTAAACGCATCCGATAGACTTGTACAAGCAAAAAGAGAAGTTTCCAAATTAGGATACAACGCACAAGCCTATTATGCTATAAAGCACGAGGATGCCAAAATTAGCTTTAACTTGTCAATGAAAGACATTGTGAGCAACTGCGAAGCAGATGTGCTTATGATGTTTGAGGATGATGTTGAGATAAGAAATTGCGATCATTTTCACGCAGCAATTTCACAACTCCCTAGCGATTGGGAGCTTTGTTATTTAGGGGCCAATATCATTGGCGAATATTTTAGATATAGTGATAATCTATTTAAAGTAAACGGAGCTTGGACAACCCATGCCGTATTATACAACAATCCGAAAAAATTATGTGAAAGCTATAATGACATGACTCATCAATTTGATGATTGGCTTTTACGATATATACAACCACAAATGAAAAGTTTTATCATCTCTCCGATGATAGCTTGGCAAAAACCACATTACTCTCCACTATGGAATCATCATGCAGATTATACAAATATCTTTGATGGCTCCGCAAATAAAATACTATGAATATTGTAGCTTCGATACATCTTTATCCTCCTCAGCATAATTGCGGTGCAGAATGGATGATACATCATATTCACAAACATTTGCAAAGCAAAGGACATAATATAAGAGTGCTTTTGCATCAAGCAAATAAATATCGAATTAAAAATAATTATGTTTTTGATGGCATTGATGTTTTCCCACCAAATGAAAGCGTAGTTGACAATTTAATGCGTTGGAGTGATGCCGTTTTTACGCATTTGGATTATACAAGGTGGACAATCGGAGCTGCTAAACTTTACAAAAAACCCGTATTTCATCTTATTCATAATAGCCATCCTTACCCAGAAATCATTAACGCAGAACGCAATCAACACGTTGTGTATAACTCTTTATGGCTAAAAGAGAAATTAAATTACAAATGGGATAACTTTATACTAACGCCTCCCGTTGACTATCGGATTTATGACCTTAAGATTGACCCAGCGAAGAACGAATACATAACTCTGATTAACACTAACGAGAACAAAGGCGGTAAGATATTTGAAGAGATTGCTCGTGCATTGCCAAATAAGCGGTTTTTAGGCGTTTTGGGGAGCTATGATCCTCAAATGGATGTAAACCTTCCAAATTTAAAATTAGTGCCTAATACGCCCGAAATTGCGCAATACTACAAGCAAACAAGGATACTATTAATGCCAAGTGATTACGAGAGTTGGGGCAGAACGGCAACAGAGGCTTATTGCTCTGGGATTCCAGTTATAAGCACAATGGCCGATGGGTTGGTCGAGAACTGTGGGAAAGCGGGCATATTTATAAAGGATCGGAATGATATTAAAAGCTGGGTTAAGGCAATTACTGAACTGGATGACACCAAAAAATATAGTGAGGCATCCAAAAAAGCAAAAGAGAGATCAAGAGAGCATGACCCGAGAAAAGCGCTTGATGAGTTTGAGACCTGGTTCAGAGAAATGGTTAATAAATATAAGTAAGTATGGCGATATATATAAACGGGATAACGGTACTAGCTGACG